CGGGGACCGCGCGATGCCGCGCTGGCCGCTGTTCCTGATCGCATCGCCCGCAGCGGTGGCGGTCTGGTCCGGGTGGGTCGGCCTCGGCACCTTGTGCGGGTTCGGCGTCATCCACCCGCTGCCGGGCATCTGGGACGGCCTGAAGCTGAACACCGCGATCACGCTCCCGGTGGGCGTCGAGGCGTACGGCGCGTACGCGCTCGGCGCCTGGCTCACGCCCGGCACGCGTGAGCGGGCCCGCTCGTTCGCCCGCCGGTCCGCGGTCGGCGCCCTGGCCCTCGGCATGCTCGGCCAGGTCGTGTACCACCTGCTAGCCGCTGCCGGAGCGGCCCGGGCGCCGTGGCCGGTGGTCGTGCTGGTGTCGTGCCTGCCGGTGGTGACGCTCGGGTTCGGCGCGGCGCTGACGCACCTGCTGCGGGCTGAATTCGTCACAGGATCGGTTACGAAACCCAGCGACTTTCGTTATAACGAAAGTCCCGGGGATTCGTCACCATCGCGTTACGAATCCCCCGCCGTACCCGCCGTACCCGGTGTGCACCTGAACGGGTCCGGGCTGCACCCGGCCGAGGCCGAGCCGTTCGCCGCCGACCTGGCGCGCGGCGAGGTCCCGAGCATTCGCCGTATCCGCGCTGAGCTCCACTGCGGGCAGCCGAGGGCGCAGGAGGTACAGACCCGGCTGTCCGCACTCGCACATACCCCGTAAAAGCACCCGGCGCCGGGTGCACCAGTCAAAGCGTTCCCGGCGCCGGGCTCATCTCCCGAAGGAGTGAAGGTCATCATGACATCTGCACCGGCCGACCCGCCCGTCAGCGGCGGAAACGTCGTATCCCTGCGCGCGGCTGACGCGCAGACCGAGGTACGCCTCGACGAGGACAAGCCGCCCGGCGCGGCGTACGTCGACCTGACAGGCGGCGAGGCGCAGCGGCGCCCGCTGGTCCCGGAGCACTGGCGCACCCGGGAGGCCGCGAGGCGGCACGTCAGCCTGGCAGCGGCCCGGCACGGCCACCGGGCCGCGTACCACGGGCTGCGCTCGCCCGGGTACTTCGCCAAGGCGGCCGGGTTCGCGGTCTGGGGCGTGTTCACCGTCCTGCGCCGCCTGATCGCCTGGTGGCATATCCCGGGTACGGCCGCGCTCGAGCGCGAGGCCGCGGCGAACGGGCTGCTGAACGACCACCTGCGGATCCACAAGGCGGCGAAGGAAACGCGGAAGGCGCGCGGGACGATCCTGGCGCTGTGCCTGGCCGGGCTGGCGGCCGCCGTCGTGGCGATGGCTGCGTTCGCTCCCTGGTGGGGGTGGGCGCTCGCCGCCGTCGTGCTGTTCGTGCTGTTCGCCCTCGCCGGGCGGCCGCAGGGCAAGACGATCACGACCAGGGCCGAGCTGCCCGCCCAGGTGCAGCCGCCGGACAAGGACGTGATCGTGCGGGCCCTCGGCGCGGTGGGCATCGCCGAGATCAACAAGGCGATCGCCGCGGGCACGTTCCCGCCGCTGCCGTCCCCGGTCCGCGAGGACGGGCCCGGCTGGCGCGCCGAGATCGACCTGCCCTACGGCGTCACCGCCACGCAGGTCATCGAGCGGCGCGAGCAGCTCGCCTCCGGGCTGCGCCGCCCGCTCGGCGCGGTGTGGCCCGAGCCGGTCACCAGCGAGCACGCGGGCAGGCTCGAGCTGTGGGTCGGCAGGGCCGACGTGTCTAAGGCGAAGCCGCCCGCGTGGCCGCTGCTGCGCACCGGGCAGGCGAACGTCTTCGAGCCGCAGCCGTTCGGGGTCGACGTCCGCGGCCGCGGCGTCAAGGCGCCGATGGCCTACCTCAACATGCTCATCGGCAGCATCCCGCGGCAGGGTAAGACGGCAACCGTCCGCGTCCGGGCCTGCACTTACGCCCTCGACCCGATCTGCGAGCTGTGGATCCACGAGCTGAAGGGCTCGGGCGACCTCGACCCGCTCGAGCAGGTCAGCCACCGGTTCATCTCCGGCATCCACGACGAGGCGATCGCCTACGCCGCCGAGTCGCTGAAGCTGCTGCGCGCCGAGATCGAGCGGCGCACCGAGCGGCTCAAGGCGCTCCCCCGCGAGCTGTGCCCGGACAAGCGGGTCACCCGGGAGATCGGGTCGAGGCGCAGCCTGAAGCTGTGGCCCATCGCGTGCGTGATCGACGAGTGCCAGAACCTGTTCCACCACCCGAAGTACGGCAAGCAGGCAGGCGAGGACGCGGTTTACGTCATCAAGATCGGCCCGGCGTTCGGGGTGATGCTGGACCTGGCCACCCAGACGCCAGATAAGGAATCCCTGCCTACCGGCGTCTCCAGGAACATCGGCCTGCGGTTCTGCCTGAAGGTGATGGACCAGACGGCCAACGACATGGTGCTCGGCACGTCGGCGTACAAGAACGGGATCCGGGCTACCACGTTCCGGCCCGAGGTCGACGCCGGGCTCGGCTACCTCGTCGGCGCCAGCTCCCAGGCGCAGATCGTCCGCACCTACTACCTCGACATGGCCGCCACCGAGCGGGCCGCCAAGCGGGCCCGGGCGCTGCGCGAGGCCGCGGGCACCCTATCCGGCGTCGCGCTCGGCCAGGACGACACCGCCCCGCAGCGCGACGTCCTGGCCGACGCCGCCGAAGTCCTCGCCGGGGCCACCGGGATGCACTGGCAGGCGCTGGCCGACCGGCTCGCCGAGCGCTACCCGGAGCGGTGGGCCGACGCCACCGGCGAGGCGGTACGGGCCGAGCTCGGCGGCCGCGGCGTGCCGTCCGTGGTCGTCGTGATGGACGGCACGCGGGCCCGCGGCTGCCGCGCCGCCGACGTCGACAAGGCGGCGAGCGGCACATGAGACCCGTCGCCGATGCACAGAACTGTTACCGCCCTGACCTGCGCAGGGACCAGCACGCCGTTACCGCCGTTACCCGGCTGCCCGCTCTGGCCTGCGGTAACACCAGTAACGCCACCCGGCCCGAGACGACGGAGGCAGCGGACCCATGGGGTTCACCGCGGGCACCCAGGAGGAGCACCGTTACCAGCTCTGCCGCGACGAGGACTGCGACCGGTTCCCCTGCCGGATCTACCGGGAGGGCCGCCGGGACGGCGAGGACACCGGATACCGCCGCGGGTGGGATGACTGCTACCCGGTCGCGTTCGCGGAGGGCCTGGCGTCCTGCCCCGGCCCGCACGGCGGGAGGTTACCGGCCATGACCATGTTCCTGATCCTGTCCGCCGCGGCGGTGCTCTGGGTGCTCTCGCTGCTCGTGCACCCGTTCGGCAAGTGCCCGTGGTGCCGCGGCCGCCGGGTCCGGGTGAAGGGCCGCCGGGCCCGCCGGTGCCGCCTGTGCAGGGGGCTCGGCCGCCGCCAGCGGCTGGGGTCGCGCACCGTCCACCGGATCCGCCGCCAGGTGGCCGCCCACTGGCGAGGCCCGCGATGAGGGGCACCTGGCAGACCACCGGCGGCGGAGGCGGCGGCGGAGGCCTGGCCCTCGCCGTCATCGCCGCGGCGGTCCTGATCGGCTCCGGCGCCGTCTCGGCGGCCGTCAGCGCGCTCGTGACGATCCTCATCATCACCGGCAGCGTCATCGCCCTGGCCGTGCTCGGCGTCATCGCCTGGCTCGTGCACCGGGCGCGCCGGAGACGGCCGGTATATGCGCTGGCCGCCGACCGGCAGGCCCGCTACGCCTGCTACTGCGACACGGCCCGCCGCGGCACCTTCGGGCCCGCCGCGGACCTCGGGCTGTGCACCCTGACCGACACGCTCGAGGTGCTCGGCCTGCCGGTCGACGAGCTCGAGCGGCGGGCGCTCGCGCGGCTCGCCGCGGGCGACCCCCTCATCGTCGCCGTGGTGGACGACCTGCTGAACCGGGCCGCCCGCAACGACTACGACCCGGCCCGCTACGCCGTCCCCGGACTCCCTTTCGCGCGGATTACTTTCCGGCCGATCGGCCGGAAAGTCCTGCGGGCCATCCCTCCAACCGCACCCGGTAACCCGACCAGGAAGGACAGCGAAACCAGATGACCACCACAGAGCGGGGACTACTACCAGCCAGCACGCTCGCGCCGCCGCGGCCTCTCAGGCTCCGGCGCGGAGGCGCGCTGCGCATCCTCTTGCGGCCGTTCGCCGCGGCCAGGCTCCTCGACGCCCTGGCCGCCGAGGCCGACATGAACCGGTACGCGGCCGGGGTGGTGATCAAGGCCTGCGTGACAGCGCACGTCCCGAGACGCTGACAGCGCGTGAAGCGCCTCCCGCCAGCAACTCGAACTGGCGGGAGGCGCTCCAAGATCATTCCTGTAGGAATGATCTTGGCGGGGGCGCTCATTCCCCGGCTGCTGCCTGGCGCAGCTCGCTGGTGCAGATCTCCTCGGCCAGCCGGGCGAGCTCTGCCCGGCTGGCATCCGGGTACCTTACGCCCATGGCCTGCAGCCAGACCTCGTACGAGAACCCGAGGACGAGCTCGGCGAGGTCGCGGAGGCTGGCGGTGTTATCGAGCAGGAACCGGACCGCCTCATGGTCCTCAGCAATCCGGGCGCGCACCAGCGCCACCCCGTCCCGCCACAGCTCGCCGTCGACGCCGCCGGGGAAGGCCATCAGCTGAGCCCCAGCGCGGCGCCGCCGCGGTTCCGCTTGAAGTCCCGCAGCGTCTGGTGGATCTCCTGGGCGACCGCGTACTTGTCCCCGACGACGCCGTTGAAGTTGTTGGTGATGTGGTAGTGAACGCCGCCGCCGCCGTACCCGGTCGTCCCGCTGATATCCCTCGTGATCCCGGCGAGCTGGTGACCGAGCGCGGGCCGCTCCGACTCGATCCCGCTGATCAGTCCCTGCATGACCGCCCGCCCGGCCGGGACCAGGAGCAGCCTGTCTTTCTCGGGCGGCCCCTTGTGCTCCGCTATGAAAGCCGCCACCTTGCCCAGCTCGCCGAGCAGGCTCGGCAGCCCCGACTCGATCCCGCGGATCAGGCCGCCGACGAGGTTGCGGCCCGCCTGCACCAGCAGCCCCCCGAGATTCCCCAGGGCGTGCACAATCGTGCCCGGCAGCGAGGCGATGGCGTGCCGGACCGTATCGAAGTCATGCGCGACGCCGTGACCCATCGACGCGGCGCCGTGCCGGATGGAGTCGAAAGCCGAGGCGACCTCATGGGCGTCCCGGGTGGCCGTCCGCGACATGGAATCCCAGTTCTGCATGAACGTGTGGATCCCCGAGGTGACGACGCTGATGGTGCCGGAGATGCCGCTGAACATCAGGCTGATCGAGTGCGCGACGTCCTTGTGGGACAAAAGGGTCAGGAGTTTGCCGGTCGCGTTCGCGACCTTGCCGATGCCCTCGCCGATCGCGGTGGTCGCCGGGCCGACATCCTTGGAGAACGTCTTCAGCCAGTCGGAGAAGCCCTTGCTGGCGGTGAACTTCCCCAGCTTCTGCAGCAGCCCGTCCAGGGCGCCGGCGAACGGGGTGGCGAACTGGGTGATGTGGGGGAGCAGGTTGTTCATGACCTTGAGGCCGTCGTTGAACACCCTGAACGCGGCGGGCTGGAAGGCCAGGCTCAGCTTGCCGAACTCGGCCTCCAGGGACCGGATGCCGCGGAACGCGCCCTGCTCGTCCGGCGACATCTTCGGCCAGAGCCCGGCCAGCTTCTTCGGGGTGTCTTTCAGCGCCTGCTCGACCTTCCTCACCGCCGGGACGGCCAGCAGCGCGAACGCGCCCGCCCCGGCCCCGGCCGCGGCGAACCCGGACGCCACGCCGGTGATCTCGACGGCGAGCGCCCCGGCGAGCGGGACGGCGGCGGCCAGCGCGGGCAGCGGCAGCGGGCCGGCCGAACCCGGGATGCCGGCCCCGGCGCCGCCGATCAGGCCGCCGATCCGGCTCAGCAGGCCGCCGCGCCCGGCCGCCTCCGCCTCGCGCCTGACCGCCTCCAGGTCGGCCACCGCGCGGCCCTTGCCGTCGACCCGGACGCGGATGCTCACATCCTTGAAGCCCATCTCGTCGGCCTTAGCCTTGATCGCGTCGAGCTGAGCTTTCCCCTCGGCCGAGTCGAGCTTGAAGCGCATCCTTATTGTGTTGGCCTGGAGCTTGTCTCCCTTGGCGGCCACCTCGTCGATCTGCCGCTGCGCGTCCGCGGCATCGGCGAGGATCTTCAATTCCACGGTCTTTACGAGTGCCATCAGGAATCACCTTTCCGCCATTACTGCCTATTCCGCGTTATTCGTTAATTCGCTGAGTTAATCGCTGTTCTGCGGCTATTTCCCGGGAGGTCAGGCGGCTGGCAGGCGAGGGTCTGTCCAGTAGTCCTCGTCGCCCTCGGTCAGGTACGTGCTGAACGCCATGTTCAGCTCGGTCAGGGTGCAGCCTGCCTCGCGGGTCTCCTCGAGCATCTCGAGGAACCATCCCCGGACGGGCAGGCCGCTGGCCCGCTCCCATTCCCGCCGCGCGGCCAGCCAGGCGGCCCGGTCGGCGTACGCGTTGACGCCGAGGTCGGCGCCCTGGTGCCCGGGCCGCGACGGGTCGGTGAACAGCCGCAGCTCCGGCGGCGGTACCGACCGCGTTACCCGTGATGCGGCTTCCCGTGTTCTCATGTCCCGCTCCGTATCGCGTAGATGCCCCGTGTGGCCCGCCGCTGCGGCTGGTGCCGGGCGCCTGCCTGGTGGTCCCCCTGCGCGCCTGCCGGGAACCGGAGCGCCGCAGCCAGCCGGGCCGCTAGCAGCGCCTGCTCGCGGGCCTCGCGCACCGCCTGCGGCACCTTCCCGTCCGCGTCGGCCACGCCCAGGTCCTGGATCGTCGTCTCCAGGAGCTCGAGGCGGTCGCGGCACCGGCACAGCTCGACCAGCAGGACGAGCTCGTGCGGGTCGAACTCGTACTTGGAGTTGGCGTCCCGCCAGAGGGCCCGGCCAGCGGTACCGAGGCCCTTCGGCGGACGCGGCAGGGCGCTTCCGGCCATTCCCGGCCCTCCTCACTGTATGTAGCGGGTCACGTGTCACTGTATGTAGCGGATGGCGTGTCACTTTGCGTGACTGTTCGAATGGGAAAAGCGTTTCAGGGGTCAGCCGGGCCAGATGAGGGGGCAAGC